GCAATTACGAGCTACTAGGCTCTGCACTTTAAAGGTTCGGCCTCCTAGGGAAATTCCACCAGTGATCTGATCACTGGTTTAAAACCTAAGAGACCTTCCGTAGAAAGTCAGAGATCAGATACTGAAGTACCCTAGTACGCCTCTATGGACTGAGGCAAACACGGCCCGACCGTGTAACTTGATAAACAAGTTACACGTTCGTGTAACTTGCTTATGTCGGAGTGACTGATGTCGCATCCGAGTCCATAAATGGTGGTGCACCAATAAAGAAAAAGAATGAAAAATCCTCTCCGATAGCACAATGTGTTTCTATCCAAGAAAAATTATTTGCATTCTCATGTTTTGATGTATAACTCAAACCATGTGTTGAGTCAGACAAAAACGGTGCAGCATCGCCCGGTGAATTAGCACCAGGCAAGTATGTTGGGTCTGCTGGACAATTACATTCAGCAAACCTATAATTATGGTAAAATGGTATTTCAAACTCTAACGTAGGATTTACGTTAGCAGCAGTAGCCATTAAACCAGTTTGAGATCTACTATAAGTAGTCTCTTCTAAGAAATTTTGTGAGACGGTGCTAACAGATGTAGCACCACCAAACACTAAAGTTCCGGATACACTCTCGAAAGTAGATGGATCGTGACGTACAACTCGAACAGACATAATGTCCATATCTTCGTTGAAAAATGTTACTTTCCATCTGATACCTCCTCTGTATCCAATGTACGCTGAATTAAACCAGCGAAGGTAAGTCATTGCACAAATGTTGTAATTTGTACCACCTACACCTATTTCGGTTAAAGGTGAAGCTAATGAGCTACCATATGAAGGACCTGGGCCATTTGGAAAATTTTTCATCTTCCATAAATTATTATAAATAGCACCAGTCTCATTTTCTGGGGTTGCTAAAGCACGATGAAAACAATATCTTTTTAAAAGAGATCTCACCGACACAATAGCTTCTCCAAAATAGACATCAGATTGTTCTGACATCATAGATGTTGGATTGCCATTAAGAACATACATAGTGTCATGTTCCGGGGCATTTTCTTGTTGTGTAATAGTTGCTCCTGAACTTTCTTGTTTAGATTGAGCAACAAATAATGATTGTGCTAATGCTGGTGGTCCAACGTCCACGTCATCTCGTGCAAATGTTCTATTTGCAACGGTATTTGGTAGTTTATATTCTAATGAATCACCACCAGAAATGAAAACATTCACTTCGACATTAGCAGCATCTGTTGGAGCGGCAAGTTGATTAACAACAAAAACGTTTAATCGACCATTGGCTGATTCAGCAAAATCAGCGGCTACCATAGCTCCAGTAGGACCCTCGACAGTATGGTATTCACTATCATCTCCTAAACCTAATGATCTATAGGCGGATTCTTGGGTCCAATTGATTTCAAATGTAACATCTCTTTCTTCAGAGATATCAACAATATGAGCGAACCTATCATTAGTATCTGCAACTGTTCCAGCAGTACCAGGAGATGGTTCGTAAACAAATAATAGACGACCTCTATGAAATTGAGAGGCTACAATTTGAAATCTATATCTTAATGAACCAGACCAATATGCGAATGGTTCAGCTACAAATCCAACTGCAGATGGGTATCTGACTATTGGACTTGCGGATCCACGAGGATATACTTTGGGATGCACAATTATACTATATAATAAACCAGTATTTTGTGTCGTTAAAGTATTCCAAGCGAAATTATCTATAAATGATTCTCGTTTAAGTAAATACCCAAAAGACATTTGATCATCTGGTGTCAGTCCAACTGTACCAGGATCAATTGTTAATTCTTGTTTAGGATCGAGAGATAATTTCTGTATTGGATCAGCTCCATGAGTATTGGCCATATTACCAATGTTCTGAGGTCTCACGAAAACAGTATCACTCAATATTGGGGGTCTTGAAAAACCAAAAAGTTTGGCTATCGAAGACACAGCACCTGATGCAATACTGGTTGCTTTCGCGAACGGGCCAATATAAGGAATTTCAGTAAAATAATCTGCAACTGCTTTAATTGTACTAGCAGGACCAGATATTAAACCATCTTTCTTATACTCACCAGCACCAGATGATTCAGAACCATCAAATTTTGGTGCTTTCTTTTTGCCCTTAGATTTCTTAGGGCGTTTTTCTAAGCCAGATTGTGCAGTAGCAGGTGCTTGTGCAGTTAATCCAGCAAAACTAACATTAGTCATCCAAGCAAAAATGGATATTTCAACAGGATCTGTTGCTCCATTTGCATGTTTTAATTTAGTTAGTTCCCAAATTTCTAATCTACCCATTCTATTAATAGTCTTTTGATCGGTTAGATCAATATAGTTGCCAGTCACAAAGAAAGGCCATTCTATATGTTGAGGTTGATTAGTACTTGGATCCACATATACATGTGGACGTTGACTATATAATGTAGCTAATGCATTCACGCTTTTAGTACCTGGTGTATTCTCATTATAATAATTTAAAGTATTAAGAGAAGTAACAGGTCCATTATTTTGTGTATTATTATCGTATGCAGTAGGTCTGCAACCAATAAACATTCTACCATAATGAAAAGGTGAACCATTTACTAAAATCTTGAGGTTTAGAGTACCTTGAAGCAATTTAAAAGTTTCAATTTTATTAACTACTTTGGTATCACTCAAAAACAAATCCCAAGGATTAATTACATTAACGTAGTCAGGAGATTCGTTAACCTCCCAAGTTTTTGTAAAGATACGGATTGGCCTACCCATAAAGGTTGACAAATCATCTTCTTTACCTACTTCTGAAACCATATAAGTTTTATCTTCTAATTTCCTACCAACTATTAAACTATACTGTTTAACGGGATCAGAAAATTCAAGATTAACTTCTTTTTCATTAGTAGTATCTTGTTCTACAACTTCTAAATTCTTCTCAGTTGCAGATTGTGCTTCCATTTCATCAATGGTAGGCAATTCAGCTTTTAATGCTGAGCAGTATTCCATATACTGCGCAGCTTTAGCTGATTCTGGACAATGAAAATAACAATATTCACATTTGCAAATATTTCCACCCGTACAACAGGTAGAAAGTATTCGACTTGGTTTTAATTTAAATTTTGGTTTGATATTCATTTGTCTAGTATTATTTCGGGCAGTACCCGGAATTGGGTTGTCGTACTTTTATAGACATCGCGGTCTCTATATTACAATGGTCTAGCGGTGCCTCGGTAGGAAAGATCGACCTACGTTCCTATTTTTCAGGCACACCGACTTCTCCGTAAATCTTTACGTGAAGTGTGTCATAATCATATAATACATTTTCAGGTAGGTAAGGACGCAATTCATATTTATCTACAAGATAATCAAGAAATTGCTTCTTACTATTACAAATTTTCTTACCATACTGAAAGTACTCGCGATTTGCTGCGAGTATAACTTCTGCACACTGTTGATCAAAAGTAATTGTTTTGCTTTTAACAACAACAGTGAGCATTTTAATAATAGAATCTTCAGCTAAAGGACAAGCTATTGTACCTTTACCATGAATGTCCTTTACAAATTTACGCTTTAAAAAATCCAATTCTTTAGCGTTAATAAAAGGTACTAATTCAGATTCTTTATCCGCGGATGTATACACAACACTATATTTTTCTAAAGCTTTAGAAATAGCAATGTGATTCATCCAAGGATATTTGCATGACATACAATTATCATCTCCATAAGTTAAAATGGAACAATAATCTGGAAAATGATTATAATCAATTTGATAAAAATCTCTTTGATCTTCGATTTCCATACATGCAATCATAATATACATAATATTAACCATACCATTAATAACGGTGGTTAATGAATGACCAGAAGGATTACTACCATCTGTTTCAATAATGGTTCCAAAC